CAGTGCGCTCAGTTTCTCGTAGATGCTGGAGTTTGATGAGCACAGGGTCATGCTCTGCCACTTGGTGTTGTTGGTCCGCATCTGGTTTACAGACCCACGCATACGGTTCTTGCCCCGCCCTTGAGAGATCGCATAGAGCAAGTCCGAGGACTCCAGCGGCTTCATGTTGGTGATTTCGTCAACCGTATTAGGGATGTTGTTCAGCACCCCCATCTGCTGCACCTTGGCATTGACTGTATCTGCTGCTGTAGCCATTAGTTCTTTGGGCATACCGTAGACGCTGTTGCACATACGCAGGACTGTGGACTTACCGGAACCAGCGAATTCATAGATCAAGTTGATCGCAGCCCCATCCAATCCCGTGAATTTGAACAACGGAGAGCCAAAGGCGGTGAGCGCACCGAAGGCTTGAGCCTCCATCCCCGGCAACCCATACAGGTCGAAGACTTCTCTCCACTTCGCCATGCTCCCCTTCGTGTGAATCTTCTCTACGTACGGCTCGGTGGCTAGCGTAGGGGGGCTGTAGAAAATGCCATCCTTGGTGATCTCTTTATCCCCCAAGATGAACTTGCTGTCGTTGTCTACCCAACCAAATTGTGTTCTCATAATTTCTGCTTTCTTTGCGTATTGAAGTGCTTTCATGAACGTCATGATGAAGTACATGAGGTTTTCTAACTGCTTAGGGTGCGCTGCTACGCCTTGATGCGCGAGTGCCTCCCTAAGCTTCTCTTTGACTGCGATTGATGCCAGCGGAATGACAAACTCTTTCACGCCGTCCATTGGCAAATGCAGTCGGAACAACGCAGTCTCGCCCAACTCAGGGTCTTTCATGCGCTTGACTACGTACAGGTCGTGCTCGTACACCAACTCTGGTTCGTCCTCTTCGTCCTTAGCCTTTCTCCAAATGCCCCCCGTCTTACCGCGAGTAAAAGGGAATGGGTACTCAGGTATGTGGCGTATTACGCCGGTACTCTCCTCTGGCGGCAGTATGTACTCGCCGTCTTCTACTTCCGTTTCGCTTAGCTCCATGCCAAGCACGATTGGGGATTTAATATTGCCCTTGTGCTTGCAGCCATCACAACCAGACTTGTTTTGTTTTTCAAACGTAGCGCAGTGGTGTGGGCCACCCTTTGCAATCAAGTTCTTAATCTTAGCGTCTACTTCTTCTGGGTCGTACCCCGGGTGCTGGTCAGACATCATGTGCGACGCTGTACTAGCGTCAACACAAAACGCGGCGATCGATAAAGCAGAACGCCACAGCGGCTCTTCTATGGAGCCTTGATTTTGATACGCCTCAAGCAGTTGGTTACAGCCATCGCCGTTCGCCGAGCGCATCATAATTGTTTTAAATCGCTTCACCTTACTGCCCATCATCGCTTCCATCATTGGACTAACGACGTTCGGCAAAAAATCAGGCTTGTCGGTTGATGCGTCAGGCGCACCGAGTAGCTCTTTGACATGCGCGTAACTCATACGCACGGTGTCTTCGTTGATTACACTAACTAGTACTTGGGTGTCGTACTTAAAATTAAACGTACCCGGAACACGGAGAATACGTGAGGCTTCAAAAACAGTTGCGTCTACGATCAAACCGTTTTCGTCGCACAGTTCCCGCAAGCGATTAGACAAGGGCTCCCACTCATTGCGGGTCAGTGTCTCTTCAAGAAGCCAGTAAGCATGAACCCCATAACCTGAGTTAACAAGAATCGGCTGTGGTAAACCGACTGCTGTGTAGAACTTCACAAGTTCGTCTAAGCCCATCTGCCGGTCTAGATATCCTTTGATGACGCCCTTACTGTCAGGTACACCCTTAGTTGCGCCGCAGTCAATGTCCAACCACAAGGCGCGTACATGCGTTACGTTTTCGTGAGTGCGCGTGTTCAGCGGGCCAAACTTGGCGCAACCAAAATACGCATCGACTCCATTAGCAACGTGTTTGACAAACAGTGCTTCTGCTTCTTCTCTCGTGTCTACAAATTTTTGATCTGGGTAACGTCCAATGCCCATCACGCAGTACCTACCCTCAACAGGTAGGACAGCATCAAGCAGGTCAAAGTTGGACATATAACTTTCTTTTGGGGACGGCTACGCAGGGGGCCGGAGCCCCCATACGCGCACGAGTTATCGGATTTTCTTGAGCCTAGGTATGAGACGCTCGATTAGTTCCGCGTGTGCTTGGTTAGGAGTTGTAGCCCCCCAGAACCAGTTGTAGATCGTTGCGCGGCTCACGTTGAACCTCGTAGCAATTACGTTCACAGGAATATCGAGCGCTATACACTTGCGCCCAAGGAGTACACCCCACGACTGCTCGTCGGCTTTTTTGTTGGCCTCAACCAGTCGCTGGCTGTATCCGTAGGACATAAATTACTTCTCCTTTGACCAAGCATCAATAACAGAACCCAAGTCTTTTTTGACTGTGGGGGTAGCAGCCTCGGCCTTTTTGCTTTCGCGTTTAACCGGCTCGGCAACATCAGGTTCGGGCTCGGCGGCTTTTGGAACAGGCGCGGCAAGTGCGGGAGCGCGGCCAGACATATCCGCTTGATACGGAGTCATGACAACCATCTTCTGCACTTCTGGCTTCTTAGCGACTTCACTAGTTACAGTGTGCTCGGCCTTGTTGATGAAACGGGCCGGTGTAAACAGCACGGACTGATTGTCGTTTTCTTCGTTGAAGCTCAGCGTAGTCACAACGTAGTCCAAGCTCTTGCCGTTGTTGGCGAGGTACTTGATGTAGTTCTCAAACGGATGCGTGTTGTTGCCGACACTATCGCCAAACAAAGACTTGGATGCCAAGTTCATCTGGTACACAGAACCTTCGAGCGTAGTGCCAAAATCTTCAACCAGAGTCATAGCCAAACGACGGGAGTAGCGGCAAGCCTTAGAGTTGCCCTGACCTGAACCTTTGATGTTCTGAGCACAGGTGTCGCATCGGGAAGACTGCGGGGCGGTTGAGCCAGCATCGGGCGCATTGCCGTCGTTAGAAAAGCAATCTGGAGCGCTTGGCTCGGCATCGGGTGTCCACTGCTTAGCGTAAAAAATACGCCCAACTTTAGGAGACGCGCTGACGATCACAACGTCGAGGTTGCCCTTGACCTTGCCCATCTCTTCACCGCCAACAGTCTTACGGAAGATGCCGTTCTTAGGCACGATACGCTTAACACCTGTGCGGCCAGCGAGGGCTTTGGTAAGGTCGGAGACCCCTGCGTTTTGCAGGAAGTCGGGGAGGTCTTGATTCAAAACAGTAAGGTCGGTCATTTTATTTCTCCTTGGAACGTCTAACAGAAACGGTAAATTCGCTTTCTACATTTAAGCCCATAGGCAAGTAGCCGGGATTCTCAGAGAGAAAGTCCTTCATGTTGGTTTGATGAAGTCGTTTCTCCAACAGGCCAAATGCACCATTCTCTTGAATGAAGTCGTACATCGAATCCCAATCGTTCGTCCAGTACCGTGACTTAACTGTACGAATGATTGTGCCGTGTGGTGTTCGGATGCTGTCAGCACCCATTTCTTTGCAGGTGTCCAACATTTGGGTGGTAAGCACCGCTAGCTGGTCCTCAAGTTCTTTGTCCTCTACCTCAAACGCTCGCTTCTTATCGGCTCTAGCGTCCCTGATCTTTATGTAGATCGAGGTTAGCTGGTTCAAGTCTATAGCGGCTGTAGCTTCTTCATTCATCTAATGCTCCTAACAATTGTTAATGGGTGTGAGCGGCACTGCTCACGAAAACAAGTCTATCACAGCTTTGTACATTGTCAAGGGGTTTCGGCGAGTACTTGACGGTAGAGATCAACTATCTTTTGGTGGCTACTCACGTTGCCCCGCAGCATGGAGTAAATCTTGCGCTCTACCGTGCTACCCATGATGTGATAGATGGTCATCGGGTTGACTTGGCCCGGGCGGTCGATACGCGCATTGGCCTGTAAGTAGGTCTCAACGCTAGTGCATGGAGCGTACCAGATGATCGTGTCAGCGGCGGTTAGGGTAAGTCCGTGGGACGCTGCTTGCGGCTGTATGATAAGCACCTTGACTGTCGGCCGCTCTTGAAAATTCTTTACGATGTCACTGCGCCGATTTACTGACACTGCGCCGTTAATGACTTCACACGCAATGTGGTTCTTAGTCAAGTGCCTCTTCAATAGCTCGATGGTGTGGGTAAAGGGTACGAACACCAGCACCTTGTGACTGCACTCATCAATGATCTCCTGCACCACGTTCAGGCGGTTTGATACATCGAACTCCAGCACTTCGCCGTTGTCGGTGTACACAGCGCCGCCGGAAATCTGTAGCAGCTTGTTGGCTTTTGCGGCTGCGTTTACAGCGGAGACCTCTTCACCTGCTGCCTCAATGAGCATCTCCTTCAACAGCACCTTGTAGTACGCCAACTGCTGCGGCGTGAGTGGCGCATCTCTATCTACGGATGTAACTGGGGGCAAGTCAAGGCACTGAGCTTTCTCAAACCGAATCGCTGGCTGTAGGATTCGGTGTACTGTTTGGTTGGCTGTCGGCTTCGGAGTCCACTTGAACTTAGTTAGCTGCTGCATCACTGAGTCGCGGTACTGCCCAAAAAATGGTGACACTCCCTTGGGGTTAACTAGCTTTGCCAGACCGTAAGCATCTACAGGAGACTGAGCAGCGGGTGTACCCGTCAGCATCCACAGACCCTTAACACTTTTGTTGATGTCACGCAATGTCTTCCAACGTTCAGTCTGCGCGTTCTTGTAGGCTGAGGCTTCATCAACCACAATGAGATCAAACTCACCGTCAATGATTTCATTCTTCACGATGCTTACACCGTCGAAGTTGATGATTACAAACTCAGCCATTCCGCCAATAATCTCTTTGCGTTTACGCGCGCTTCCATAAGCGATATCAACCGTACGGTGTATGGCAAACTTGAACAAGTCCTGCTGCCACGCTGACTTCATGATTGATAGCGGACAAATGACAAGCACTCGCTTAACGACGTTGAGGTTCATCAAATGATCTACCGCCCAGATGACCGACGCCGTTTTGCCTGTACCTTGCTCGTTAAAGCAGAATGCTTTGGGGTTGCTAATTAAAAACTCTGAGGTTACCTTCTGATGATCGAACGGCGTAAATCCATGCGGGCGAGGCCACGTATACGTATCAAGGCTCATTTTTTCTTTGGCTTGTTGACTTTGACTGTGTGGTCAGAGTTGCGACTAAATGAACGGTTGGCGCTAGGAGACTTCAGTTTCAAGTTGCTCGGCGCGTTAGTGCCGCCTTTGCTCAGCGGAACCGTGTGGTCGATGTCCTTACCCGTACGATCGATGCCTTTTTTATCCATCTCGTTACGGGCACGTTGGCGGTCCATCCGTGTGGGTAGTTCGCCCCGCTCAACTTGTTGGGTGTACTCTTTTTTATAGGGACGGGGTTTGTTTACGTATGGCATGGTTTAACTCCTATTGTGTTCACAAACTTTGACGGGGCAGAACCTACATAGCGGGCCGGTGATCGGGTTCCACACACCGTTCTCTATCGCTGCTTCGATACGC